CTGGTGAGAGTCCTTATGTTCTTTTTGATTTCATGACGTTGAACAGGCACAAAATGGGTCATTATCTACAAGCTTGTCAGAAAGCTTGCTCACTGCTTGCAATGTTCATGGATCTGCACAAATTGTCAAGTGATGACGTCTTCGGCGGCTTGAGGAAAGATGCAAATGTTCTGCAATGCATAAAACATTTTGGGTCCTCATTACTAGTGTACCTTGAGGGGAAAACACAGACAAGCACAAATCTGACGAATGTGCGATACGCTTACATGGAGGTGCTGAAGGGATCGTTTTTGCCAGTGAATGGTTTGAAGATCTTGTCAAGGCTTGATGGTCGTCCTAAGTCGCGTTTATTGGTTTGGGCATACAAGCGGATAATATCCGCTTTTAAAAGGATGAGTGAGGACCCGCCCAGGAGAACAGGAGCTAAACAAGACGAAATGTCACAAATCTTTTCTGATTTGAAGACATCAGAGCTTGAGCGGGAGGACACACCAATTATCTCGGCCGAGGAACAGGTTTCTTCCGATGAGTACACTGGGTTAATTAGCTGGATTGACTTAACTCCCTTGAGGTCTTTCGAAATTGCGCTGAACCTGAGCTACTACGGGCACCTTCATAACAAAGAAGAGGGAGATGAGACTCAAGGATCAAAACAAATAGTACAAAAGCTGATCCAAGAAGAGCTCAAGATGCGCGTGGCAAATAAAAAATACATGGGCTTGGATGAACCTGTGGATTACTCGACTCTTAAGAGTCATGAATTCTCTAAGAACTTTGTTCAACTAAGCGGGCAGAAAATCCGACAATGGCTTGAGGATCGCTTTGGTGGTAGCTATGCTAGCAGATTGAAGAGCAAACTTAACAGAATGATGCTAAACAAGACTGCCGACACTCTCGCGACCATGAAAGCATCAGCAGTGGTGGATGATGACCTAGAAAAGGAGTACAAATTGAAAGCTCAAACCAATAGGCGCGATAAAGTGGCATCGCAAATTATGTGGGTTCTTAGCCTCGCCTGGGCTGATCCAAGGCCTTTCAAAGTGATAGACAAATTAATTGCACTTCTAGAAGATCGAGGAGGAGTGAGGGTGAACTTGTTCAAGAAGTTACAAATAGGTGGAACGCGAGAGATCTTTATTCTAGACATAGTCTCAAGATTGTGCATACACTTCGTTGAAAGCATAGCTAGGATCATTGGAGAAGATCTCCCTATGGAAATGTTGACGAAGGGTGATCAGAAGATGGTGAAGAGTGATTCTCATTACAACAGAGTAGCTGGAGTTTCTCATGAGAAGAAGCTGCTGGGCGAGCTGACGGTGATAGACTCAGACGACGCCAGCACCTGGTGTCAGATGTTTGTGATGCCAACATTTGGTTGTTTGATGACGCAACTAATAGAGGATGATTTGCTTTTTGC